CAACTACACCGATATTGGATACTAGATTTGTTAAACTCGAAAATGAGCCAGCTTGACCATATCCAAATATAGCCTTATCACCACCATAACCAGCTGCTGCTAGGTCCCGTCGAGAAGTACCAACACCAGTAACATCTGCCGAGACTATTCCCATGTCTGATACTAGATTGGTCATGCGTACATCTACACCAGTAGATCCATATCCAAATATGGCCCTGTCTCCGCCGTAACCTGCTGCTGCCAGATTATATCTAGCAGTACCAACACCAGTAGTATCTGTGGCAACCACACCGGTAATAGTCACTAGGTTGGTAAGTGATACAGTTTGACCATATCCAAATATAGCTTTCTTAAACCGATTCAAGGAATATGACTGTGTGCTATCGGGGTAAACAATACCCTCGTAGTTCATTATTGTGGACAAACTTAACTCCTTTTAATATTATATGGTTTATTAGAAGGAGAATTTAGGATATAGTTCTTTTACTGCTAAACATGCAGATAAGTATGCATTTTCCTGCACAAGATCACTTTTCACTTTAGCATCTAGATAGTCTGCCATCGGCGGATACGACTCGGCTCGGAGCGTAGAAATAACTCGATGAATAACATCCTCATCAATCGCCAGTCCCCAACTTTGTCTGAAGATGAAATCGTAACCGGCAGGCACCGACGACTGTTTAACAAACTTCTCATGTTCTGTATCGGTTAAAATCAGATAACTCGAACAATCTGGAGCTTGCCCTATCATGATTAGTTGGTTATATTGTTTTGGAAGAGGTGGATCCATTCGATCTGGTCGAACACCCGATAACTCCATTAAGTCTATAGCGTTGACAGTACATAAAAACATTTAGTTATTCTCCAATTGCTTTACTAGTAGTGGTTGTGCAAATTTAATTTTCAACGGATCGGCGCCGCCTTCCAGTACCATGGCATTTTCGGGAATTAACCCAATTGCCTGCAAGGCATTCCACGTATGTGGATTAGACATTGCATTGCGAAGTTTTGCTGGAGATGGATGCCCCGTTGCGATTAATTCGGCATGAATCTCTTTGCCAATCATCACGGTGAATTCATTGGCTGCATTTGCCTCGAACATTTCCTCATCTGTGTAACCAGGAATACGAGTAGGTTCGGCAATCTCGTACAACTCAGCCAGCAACTTATTTAGAATTTGGATTTCTTTACGATTAAGTTCAAATGCTTCTTCTTGAGTCTTCAAAACGGAAGTGTGTTCGATGATCTCTGCCTGTAGGTTTAAGATAATGTGTTCTAAGGCACCAATGGATTTTAGGTGCTCTAACTCAGAAAGTTTTGCTCTGTATTTTAGTGCAGACACTTCTTCTAATGCAGCAGCACGAATGCGACCTTCGAGAAATCCTTGGAGAGTTTTAATTTTTTCCCATGGAGTTTCGCCAATTACTTGATAGCGATAATTAAATTCAGAGTTTAGTTTTGAAGCCATTATATGTTATTCCTTATTAAGTATAATTTCTGTGCTATAAATTAACTTATAGCACCACAAGTCTATTTAGTTGTTCTGCTCGTTATAATATCGAATTGCCCTAACCAATCCATTGATGTGGTCTTCGGTTTTCTGTTTGAATACGAGAGGTTCCTCATTTTCCACTGCCATAATGATGACTAAATTATCAATAGGTTTACCAACCCGTTCCTCATACATCAGAGCATATGCACAGGTTTGCCAGAAATAATCCTCGATGTGTTCCATCTTCTTGATCTTCTTGGATGTCTTGAAGTCGATGACGGATAACTCACCTTCATATTCCGCAATACAGTCAACACGGCCAGCAATACCAAGATTCTTAGACCATAGAGCCTGTTCCTGATAGTGAATGTTGTCAATTCTGTTCAGAAATGGTTTAATCGACATGAACATCTCTCTAGCGTCTGGCATAACATTACCAAGTGAATCGTTGTTCAGATATCGTTCGCATAGCGTATGCACGTTGGTGCCTCTTCCAGACGCTTTCCTAGAGATTTGGTTAGCAACATCTTCACCAACACGCTGTCGCCATGCTTGAATTGCCTCCTTTTTCATTGCACCAAGAACAGTAGTAATGGATGGAACTTTTACACCACTAGGCAAGATATAAAATCTTTTGCCGTTGGAACCTGTTTCAGATTCTAGGTTTTTGAGTTCTTTAGGTGTGCAATAATTAAACATATTTTATAATTTTAGTTGATACAATAATACTCCAGTAATCTGCATCACAGTTTTCTGGCGGCTCAAATAAGGTACGGGTATATTCACATAAGCTTGATTGCATTTGTTAGTCTATACAAGTACCTGTCTATAAATCAGTAACCCAACTTGTCGCAGGCAACAATAAAAGATTTTACCAAACTGCTGCGAACAATATCTTCCGGAGTGAAGTCGATAGATTGAAATTCTGGCATAGTATGCAGAACTTCCAAGAATTGTTTCAAACCAGATACGTCATTTTTAGACTTAACCAAATCGTTTTGTTTCAGGTCACCCACAAAGATAATCTTTGATCTATGTCCAGTCCGTGAGATAACAGATGACAATTCGTGCCAAGTCATACTCTGGCACTCATCTACGATAATAATTGCATCATCAATAGAAATACCACGAATTGCAGTAGTTGAAATGAATCGAGCAAAACCTTGTTCCTTCAGTCGATCCCATGCATCAGGTCTACTGAAGAGAGTGCCGCAGATTTCTTTATATGGCTGCTCATAGATAGCCATCTTCTCTTCCAGATCACCGGGAACAAAACCTTGATCTCGAACCTGAACCGCACTTCGAACAACTACAATTTGTTTAAAGGAATTGGTTTTATCCAAGACCTCTTCTATTGCTCGATATAAGGAAAGAAAGGTCTTTCCGACACCGGGACTACCAAATAATCCAATACAGTATGCGCCGCCGCGATATAACTCGAAAAATCTTTGTTGATTTTCGGTAAGTGCCTCAAAAGTTCTCAGATGGTCTAGTTTAATCTTTAACGAATTACTTAAAAGTGCCGGCTGATGTTTTAGGGTTGTATCTTCATTATCAATTAGTTCATCACGTTTTTGTAACGCGGTTTGTCTGCGAGCCATTAAAACCCCTTGTTGTTATTAAAATTCTTTTATGGTCTTAGTTTTGTGTGTTTTAGCTAATGTGTTTCCAGGCACAGTTTCTTTAATTCGGTTGATAACATACTTTTCAAATGTTGAATCCGGTCTACCTGCACCGGGAACAGACATTCTAATACCATCACTGAAAATTGGCAAATTCTCAGGACAGAAGTACCTTTCTAGTTGGGGATTATTCAACTTGAAATCATCAAGTTTAGTGTAGGACATTACATGTTCTTCCACTTCCTTAGTTTCTTTATTTAAGAATTGATAGGTAGGCATTATAGGTTGAATACAATTGAAATCCTAGGATCAACCGAAGTGTTGGGTTGAACTTCATGATATAACCATGCAGGCCACATCAATAACAATCCAGGAAATGGAGCATAATCGTAGAAAGATTTTGAACAATAATTGTTTGGATCTTTTACGAAAAACATATAATCAAAGAAATCCCTGAATGGTTGGTTCGGAGTAAATCTAAGATTGGCGGAACCTTCTGGAGTCTGAAGGTAAAAAATACCAGATATAGTACATTGAGAATGTACATGCCGAGGGTGATTAGACCCTTGCATAAAAGAATTCAAAAAGAAATAAGGATTAAAATTAACCTTACTTGAATCGAATCCTTGTTCATCTAGAAATTGACGACCCTTTAACTTGACGAATTCTGTAAAACCCGAATACTTTGGATCTTTCTGCAAATCAAATCCTGTACCATGTGTAGTTTTACCGTTATGATAAAATTCAGAGTTGGATTTTTCCTTCTCAAAATGCTCCTTTACGATTGGAAGCAAATAGTTGGACCAATCTGTGTGTACTTCTGAACCAACTACGGAAGGGAATAATGCATCAAGTTTCATGGGGTAAATACAAATCAAGTTTAAGTTTTTTGGCCGAAATGGCTTCTGTCAATTCTTCTTCATTGATATTTATATCTGTTTGTGTGACCAATATCTCAATCATCGCCATTAGATCACCCAATTCATTGATTAGTGCCCGTTTGTTGGACACTCCTTGCCATTCTGATTCCATACCAAAGCGATAGATTTTTGATACTGCTTGAATTACTTCTGCACATTCTTCTTGTAGAATACACATTACTTTTTCACGATTACGCATTGTTTTCCTTGTACCAATATGGTACTGCACGATTTTTCCATGCAGCCAAGTGAGTTTTGTTTTTTAGATAATAGTTTCGATATGATGCAATAGAATCTCCTGCAACCTTAACATCATCAGGCATTGCAGGGGTAGGTTCTGTAAATGGTTCTGTGTATGAAATATTATTTGGTGGAACACCGAGTTTATCTACAAGCCCCGACGATTCACACTTATGAATCTTACCATATCGGTAAGTATATTCTCCGCATAGGTGTACGAGAATACAAACTAGATGCATATAATTCTTGACAGATTTCCTCACCCAAATAGCGGAAGGGTGATTGATATGAGTAGCAGAATAAAGAATATCATTCCTGTTGTCATTAATGTAATATACAGTTTTTTTCCTGCCGGACTCAGATAGTCCCACAGTTTGTATGCCATCAAGAACACGATGAGCCGTGGACAATAGTTGGCAATACTCAAGGATCATTTTGATCGAATGACGATCCATGTGGTATTCTGCACATTTTTTGGGATTGCTATCAAGGTAAAATATGTTCATTTAGGATAAGGAAGTTTTTCAATTTTCAACATTGAGTGTAACACTCTTTTATGCTTCTTGTCAACCGGCAACAGATAAAGATATCTGTGTTTACCTTCCCGCTTAACAGGTTTCCAGTTGTTTTCCTGGACAAATTCTTTGGATACGTTCACACCATTCTGCCTAGGATGCCTGAGTCGTCCTGTGCTGTCCAGGTAGAAGGTGGCCCTACCTGAGGTACCAGTGTACAATGCATTGGTTGCTTGGTAGATTGTACCAATATGTCCTTCTGTCGCATCAGCAAAAGATAAGACCGCATTGTAATTTGGTCTGTCTCTTTTTAGCAACTTCAAGGCTCTCACAATAAAGAAACTCTCGGAGTTTTTAGGGCACTCATCAAGTAAAACCAAACGGTGCAGTTCAGTTACTGACCGCTTATGTTCCACTCCAAATACACTTGCACATACTGCCTCAGAACATGGTGTAGCAAACGCACATACTCCAACAAGTCTGGTATTATCGAATAGGCCGTAACACATAGGACCATTATGAATCCCATGAGAATAATGATGTGCTTTAACAAACTCTTTACCCACCGATGATGTTATTTTGTCTACGGTGTAGTCAGATTGTCTACAATCCAAGGTACTTACTCGACTTCAATCGTCACAAATGATTTAGAATCGCAATCATAAGTTTTGGTTGAACCGTTAATCTTTTCTCGCGTGAAAGAAATTCGATCCGAATCACCATCTTCACGATACTCTTCGAATTTCTCCTGCAATGAATTCAAGGCAACCCGCAATTCCGAAGATGGATCAGAACAATATCCAGATCGGCAATGATCCAAGAGAGCAGTAACGAGCCGGGCTTCTGCGTTAGTGAATTTGATTAGCATTTGATATCCTTATAAAACGGTGTGATGGTTCATTGTAACACAGATCAAGGAACAATGTAACCTTTTTGTTGTAAATTTTCAACAGAAAGTTCGAAATATGGGTACAAAATATGGTGTGGAACCACTGGAGTGTCCACCACCAAATTTAGTATGTTCTCAGGCCATCTTCCCTCCAACTCCATGAACCTCCACTTATGAAAAAACATGGTCCAAGAGAGGTTACGAAACTGTTGAGACCTGTTCTGTTCCTCGTACCGGGACGGCTCTGGCTCAGGTCTTTTGCCTAAGTGCAAAGTCGGTTGCCACACTCTACCGTGGGCAAAATCATTAATAGAAGTTTTCTCTTGATTATACTTAAGCGCCCTTAGAAAGTAATCGGCTTCACCGAATCCATAATGAAATCTTTCGTCCCATAATCCAATTTTCTTGACTGCTTCGGGAGTATAACTACAAATCATATCTCCAGCATCATCTGCATAGAAAGAGAAACTCTTGTGTACTTTGATAATTTGTTGTAGCCAATCAAAGTTCCATTCTGTATCATCTTGAGCAGTAACTACAATATCTGCATCCGGATTATTGAGGTCTTTAAATCCATGAATAATTGCAGTATTCCACATTCTCGCTAACATTGCTGTTGCAAAATCCGGTGTTGCACGATTATGAATTACTGATACTCTATTAACAAATTCAGGTTGCAAATAAAAACGAGTGTGATTATTGATAATAGTCACACTCAAATCTATGCCATCCGTGGCCGCCGAGAATAATGTACGAAGATTTTTGTTAATGGCGGTTTCATCGTTCCATGTAACAATATAAACTTTAACTCTCATAAAAATAATCTAATATATCCTGTGCTATCAATAGTTACCAATAGAATATAGTTGGCCAGCATACCAAAAGATTTTCTTGAGTATGCTGCCCAAGAATACATGAGGCACCCCAAAATCCATATTGGATAAAGAATCAAGAATGGTGGATCAGGTATGGTTAGTGCCATAACAAAGGCACAACCAATACTTAAAAGCCACGCAAGGAACTCTACAATAAATCTTAATGGATTAGAACTATAATCAAACTTGATTAGATATAAAGTGCCCTCAAGGGCTTTAAAAATCATTTAAAGTGCTCTCAAGGGCTTTTAAAATAATTTTATGCGCCTACGGCACCGGCACCTAAGGCACCGAAAGAAGGAATATTTAATTCGACACCAGAAGTGCCTTGATCCTTAATGGAAGGTGTCGCAACCGACTTAGACTTGCTAGGAAATCGCTTCTCGATAGAATCGACAGTCACAGGTTGCATAACGAATTGCTTGAAAGAAACATATTCATCCGAAACTGTCATCGTGCGTGGCGTTCCTGATTCTTGTGTGGAGAAATACAAAACGCAACCTCCAGAAACCAATGGTGCAATTTCGATAATATCATCCAGATTAACGATCAGTTTGCAACTCTTGGGTGCAACCGATTGAACTTCGACAAAAATAGACATAATTTAACCTTTAATAAAAAAATAAACACAAGCAATTATAACAAAAAGGACGCCGAAAGTCAAATAGTTTCTAATTGTTTTCCGGCGTCCTTCTTCTTGATAAATGCGAATTTGTTCGATCAACAATTCATCATTATTCATCATAATATAATATCGCCAATTTTACTTAGCGGCTTTGACTTTCTTGCAAGTTTCTGTTACTACATTATCAAAGACCGTAGTAGTAACATCAGTCGTAGTCTTAACCAATTGCTTGATAAAGTCTGTTTGAGTATCAATCAATGCCTGTAGTGGCTTGCTGACCTTTTCATCAAAGATGAAAGTTTGTACGAAAGAAGTCTTAAGTCCTTGAACGGTGTCAATAAATTGTGTAGGGGTATAAGTTGTCATGTGTATCTCCTAATGAGGGTTAAAATAATATATAGGTAACTTTTATGTTGCAGTGCAACATATTAGTCCCAGAGTGATCGGTAATACTTACCGAAGAGTTTGAATCCGTTATCCATCCTGTCGGTATGTTTCTTTGCTCCTTCTGAATCGTAAACATGGGTGTGATTTGGTCCATGATGCAATTGGGAACATTTTTCCATCTTTCCAGTAATTTCATTTGGATACTCTGTTTCAGATTCTTTCCACTTCCAATCATATTCACCAGAATGAAACTGTTTCTCCCAATCATTATCTGGATGGTGCTGCTCGAATGCCCAGATCATCTCATCAAGAATCCATTCCCAACGAAGGTGATGGTTACTATCAGTATCCCACTCGTTCTCTTTAGATTCAGCAGAAGTTGAACGAAGATTCTCTGGAACATCTGCGTCATCAACATAAGGCGAGCCATGCTTAGTCGCCTGTAGTTGCTTCAGCATTGGTAGGATGATATAGGCAAGAGTGCCATCCATACTCCAGGTGTCATACTTGTCGATACGCACCTTTACCTTGCGCTCCTTCTTGGAATCTATCCAAGAAAGAAACTTACAAAGTTTGGAAGATTGAACATCTTCAATAAGAACATTTTCAAGATTTAGTAACTTACCGCTATCACCAGCGAGCCATTGGCCAAATTTGTGAATTCGAGTATCTTCTTTGTCCATCCAGAAGAGAATTTTTGCAGAAAGTTGGTATGGTCCAAACCAACTCCTATGCGGACCAATATAAATCTTCATTTTCAACACTCCAGATAAAAAAAGTTTTTAATAAATTACTGACCAAACTGTCCAACTCTTACGCAGGATTTTAGTTGCCGGAATTTTTGATAGTCGGCAAAATTGCCAAGCCTCAAGATAAAAGGAGAATTGTTTTTCCATTACGGTTTTCATGATTATTGGCAAAAGTTATTTATAGAGTCATCAGGGTAACACGTTCGAAGTTCTATGGCAAGCAAATCTTTTATTTTCCACCTAGACGATCTCTTAGGGCTTCAGCCACTCTTCGGTGTATACAATCACGAATGAATTTTGCTACTCCATGTTTATCGGATCCTCCGCAATGCTTAATCCAATCTCGCGCAATCCGTTCAGTTTCTTGAACTTGACCCTTTGCATATGCATGATTGTAAATTTCTTGATGCAACTTATGGTCAGGTATAAGAGTTTCCAAAGCTATGCGAGTTTCGGGAATTGACTTTGACATACTTTAGGCCTTGTGTAGTTATAACATCATTATATATCTGTTTCTACTGGAACATCTTTCCATACTGACCAAACCACTTCTTTAGATGTTTCCGGGAAAGTAGCCATTCCGGCATATATTGTTTTATCATATTGTTGTCGGTATTGTAGAGTTTTTTCTCCAGTAAAAGAAAGTTTCCATCGCAATTCAATCATAATTATTCTCAGTATACAGTCTAACCTATATCAGATTCTTTAGTGAAGAAATTCTTTATCTTTTGTTGTTCATCCCATGACTTACAATAATCATTATCCACATCACAAAGTTTCAATGCATCTTCCACAGAGATAACTCGATGAGATACAATGGTTTCACCAATAGGAAGTTGCGAAAATTCTTTTGCTTGTTCCATCGTAACAGTATCAAGTGCCCATTCGGACTTACCTTCAGGCACTTCAACCAAGTATCGCATACGATATGATTGAATGCATTCAACAAGAACCCATTCTTTCTTTACAGGTTTTGGTCCTGCCTCAGTTTGATAAATGCGGCTGCCGTTTTCAAAACCATAATCGAAGGCTTTTTTGATGTCTGCACCTGATGGGCGGCCTTGATCCACCCATTCTTGATACAAGTGTTCTCGACACTTCTTTTCAGATTCATTCATAATTTATTCCTTTAAAACACGCTTTTTACTAAGTTAATAAACATATTAATAGGTATTAGTGTTACTAACCCAAGCATAACTGTGGTTAGTATGGCCCAGATTGCATATAGCAATCGGGTGAACCAAACAAAAATAGGTTCCATTATAGTTACACACCTATCAGGCTTTGCTGCTATATGATTCCATCCATTCAATAAGAACGTCTTTGGCTTCATACTTATCCAGACCAAATTCGTTTTGTAGATAAGGTGCAGCACCAAACATATTAGTGGCTCCACTTTTCCTCAGAGTTTCCAAATATTCAAAGTAAGTTTCTTTCATTTTCTTTCCTTAATAGTTCAATCTCATTTGCTGCCTCTTCTAATAGGTCGGCAATCCTATCCGGTGCGCCTTCCAGTACACTCTTGCGAGTAGGTATCTGTCTGCGTATCATAGCACGTTTCCGCAACCTGTCAACCAAATCCGTGTTAGTAGTTGTATCCATACGTCAACTATTGCAATTAAAATGTGCTATTCTTGTCATCAATCTTGTCAATCTTGTCAACAATCTTATCATAATTGTCCAGAATCTTAGTGTAATAAACTTGCAGAGAGTACTTCGCATGATCATATACAGTTTCTGGCTTGATTAGTTCAGGTTCCAGACCAGCACACGCACAGGCATAATCACCTAGTGTATCCAGAGTATCCTGTGCCATTGCTCTGGCACCAGCGATAAATGCTGCTTCACGCTCTTCATAGAATCTCTCTGATCGAATTCCGAATCCTTCTATTTCATTGAAGTATTTTCTGAATTCTGCCTTGAGATTAAGATTAGTTCTACGTGCCATCATTCAACTCCAAAATGTTGCAACAACAGTCGCCCATCATACACTGGTTCGTAGTGGTTGTCAATGATTAGGTGGCATTCTTCCAGAACTCGAATGATTAAATCTTCCACACTTGCTCTCTGAACAGGACCAACTGCACAATAATCTTTCATACGCTCATCCATATCAATGAGTTCTTTAATTCGTTCGTTCATTCTTTAACTCCAAAATACTTTAGTATATTGTCATGGTCGTTTGCTTCCAAACAAATCTCAGCACACTGCCTGACGATCAACTCGGCAAACTTTTCCGCATCCAGTTGCCAGGCTTGATGATTCCAGCATTGTTTCTCGAATTGTTTGATTACGTCATTCATTCCTCAACTCCGAAATGTTCTTTAATGTGTTCAGCAACTTTTTGGGATACGTACTCTTCCAAACTAACGCATATGCCATCTCGCTGGACTAGTACTAGATTATTGTCATATTTGGGGTCGTATGATTTTATACCTACGATATCAGTATTTTTCATTCTTCAACTCCGAAATGTTCTTTAATCTTTGCCATCGAATCTGCTTTTGCCTTGAACCATTCATCCGTGTATGAATCTTCTGGTCCACCAACTTGAACACACTCTCGAATAATCAACTCGGCAAACTGTCGCCAATCAAAATCACCGACATACTCACGATCAGAACCGTGTTCTTTCTTGAGACCTGCTTGGAGGGCTAGTTCTAGCATACGTTCATTCATACTGTGTCCTTCCATTCCCAACCAAGACAATATTGCATCATCTTACGGTGAAACCATTTTGGTTTTCGTTCGAATGAAAAACATAAGCCTTGGTCTCCGCCAATCTTATACATACCAACATACTTTGGAATTGGTGCTTTACAAGTGTAAATATTAGTATCTCCACTCATTGTTCTTTCCTCAGCAACTTAATAAGTTCTTCCTGCTCTTTAACTCTTGTTTCCAATGCTTTAACTCGTTCACGTTCTTTGATTCTAGCATTATAATCTTTATATTCTCGTTCACGGAAAGTATGATGGTCAAGTACCTCACGATAATGAACCAGTTCATTCTTGTACCTATCACGCTGTTCCATCAACTTAACAATCTTCTTTCGAAGTCTGCCGATAATTACTTCAGATTCTGTTGGCCTTAATTCATTCTGATTCATAAGACCTCATATGCTTCCATGGCAGAGAATAAGATTTACGGAATACTTCAACGGTATTCAAAAGTGCCTCAGCACG